CCATCGAGTACAAGGCGTACGTCAACGAAACCGCTTAAGGGGGCATCATGGCAATCGAACTGATTACCGGACATGCGGGGACGGCGCACGTATCCAGCGCCGACGCGGGCGCTTACAATGCGGGAACTGCCGGGAGCGGGCGGTACGTCCTCGGCACCGCTAACGGCATGTCCGCCACGTTGGAGGACGCCAACACGCTCGTGATTGCCACTGGCGACGCGATCTTCGACGGGCGGCACGTCCGCATAACCTCTTCGGAGTCCGTCACCATTGACAGCGGCGCGCAGAACATGCAGCGCAAGGACATTGTAGGCATCTACTATTCGATAGAGAACGCTGTCGAGACGGCATCCGTTTCCGTCTACAAGGGAACCCCGGCAGCATCGGCGGCGACCGACCCGACATTACCCACGGGGAACATTCTCGAAGGCGCAACGACCGCGTTCATGCCGCTCTACCGCATCACGCTCAACGGCATCACCCCGAACGAGCCGGAGCAGCTCTTCAACACGCTTGAATCGCTCGATGCGCTGAAGGGCGAGATGGACGCTTCGCTCTCCAGCATGTCAAGCACCATCAGCGGACTCGACGCGGGAGTGGACGCGCTTACGGCTCGATTCCGTTCCGGCGCCGTGAACAACAGCTACGTTAACCTTCCGCTGGCGAACAACCAGATATGGCTTGTGACCCTACAGAACGGCTCGAACCAGCTTATCCAGTCTGTCTACGAGTACGCGAACACGGCGTACGTCAAGACCATCGCCGGAACCCCCGAAACGACAGTAGGCAGACGTTGGGGGTGCATCGCCGTCTCTAGCACGTTCGGCATCTATTCGGAGAACGGGATTACCGTCTACTCCGCAACACGTCTCGCTTAGGCGGTGCGACATGGACGAGCCATACACGCAATCCGACCACGACAGGGCCGTCGAGGACGGCACGCGCGGCATCCTGCTCGGCGTCGGCATCGTCATCGGCGTCGCGTTAATCATCATCTTCGGATAGGAGTCCATCATGCCTGTTCTCGACCCATTCATCGAGCCCCTGCGCGGCACCGCTGCGCAGACGCTCATCGTGGCGCTGCTCTTCCTCTCGCTGCTCGACGTCCTCATGGGCAGCGCCAACGCCATGTTCGTCCAGCACGACTTCTCGTCCCACGTCTTCCGCGAGGGCCTCATCCGCAAGCTGAGCAACCTGGGCCTCATGTGCGTGGCCGACATCATCGACGCGATGCTGCTGTCCGGCATCGATCTCGGCTACCAGCCCATCTTCCTAGCCGTGGGCGTCTCGCTCGCGCTCATGGAGGTCTGGTCGCTGCTCGAGATTTACGCCGAGATGCATCCCGAAATCAGCGACACAGACTGGTACAAGATGCTGCTGCGAAGCAAGGAGGGGCTGCATGCCGACTAGGCTCGTGACCTCCAAGGTGCGGTTCCGTGGCGGCGATGCCGACTGCTCGTCGCTCGTCAAGCGCATCCTCGCCGCGCTGTGGCTGGTGTCCGACGACACCTGGATGTGGACGGGCAACGAGCGGCCCATCCTCGCGTCGGCGGGCTTCGAGCGCCGCAACAAGTGGGCGGCTGTTCGCGGAGACGTGCTGTGGCGAGACGGCCATACGGAGGTCTATCTCGGAGATGGCCTGTGCGGCGGCGCACGCATAGACGAGCAGGGCGGCGTCACGGGGCCACGCGCAGGTGACCAGACCGGACGCGAGGTGGCGTCTGGGCCTTACGACGCGGGCCGCTGGGAGGAATGCTGGCGGTACTGCGGGAACGAGGACGTGGACGGCATCCCGATCGCGGAGTGCGTGGCGCAGCTCATGGAGCACGCCATCGAGCATGCGGCTCATGGCTACTCGCAGACCAACCGCGAGGGGGACGGCACGTGGGAGGACGTGGGGCTGCATTGGTACGTGGAGGAGACGGCATCGACGGGAGAGACGATGGACTGCATCATCAGCATCAAGGGTCGAAACACGCTCGTATGGTTCGACGGGACGAACGTGAACGACCTGACGAGCACGGGGGACGTGGACGTGCTGGACGTGATAGCGAGGGCGTGCTACGGCACCAGCCTGCCGAGGGTGACGCTGACCGACGAGCAGTTCGCCCGCCTCTGCCAGTCCATCCGCGGGGGCTATCCAAAGCACCTAAAGGCGCTGGTGGAGAAGTACGCCCCGCGAAGCCCCGAGGAGTAGGCATGCCTTACGACATCTTCGGCAGCCCCTACGACCGCCACCAGCGCCGCATCGAGGATCGCGAGGACAGGCAGACGCTGCTCTTCCTCGTCGGCCTGTTCGTCGGCCTCGCGATAGGGGCCCTCATCATCTGACGGCACCGTGGCGCGTGCCGGTCTTCGCAACCTTCCCGGCCATCGGCGGCACGCCACCCCCCCCATCGCCGCTGACGCCACGAGTGCGACGCGCCCCCGCTCCGGCGGGGGCGTCACGCCGCCAGCGGCACGCGCAGCATGACCGTCGTGCCCTCGACAAGCCACAACACGTTAGAGACGTGCCCGCCCACGGGCTGCCAAACGCTCCGAGCACTAACCCCCTCGCGGGTTGGTGCTCTTTTTTTGTCCGCGATGGGCAGCGTCACCACGACGGCCTGCGCGTCACGGTCCACGACCACGCCCGCCACGCAGTGGCGCAGGATGGCCTGCGGCGTCCCGTGGGCCGACAGCTGCGCCATGGCGGCACGCACTGCCCCCTCGGTCACGGAATCGCCCTCACGACGCTCTAGGAGCGCCTGTGCGGCCCGCTTTCGCTCATTGAGGGCATCGACACGTGGACGGATGCCATCAAGCGGCACACCGGCTTGTATCGCGTCAAGGAGCCGCTCCTCCTCAGCCGCCACCGAGCGCAGCGTTGCGCGGGCCCCGAGCACGTCGGGCGAGTCGAGCGTGCGGCGCTGCCAGTCCATCACGCGGGCCACCACGTCATCCACGAGCGCGGCGTCGGACAGCACGGCACGCACCGCGCGCACGACCGCCCCCTCCACGAGCGACTGGCGCACGAGGCGGCGCCTTCCGTCCTCGATGACGCCGTAGTACGTGTACTCGCCGCCCTCGCCGCGCGCGGAGTAGCCGAACATGGGCAGGCCCGTCGCGCGGTCCCAGATGCGCCCCGACAGCGGGTAGTCGTGCGTGCGCTTGGGGGCCATGGACGGGCGGCGCGGACGGTTGTGCGCCGCGACCCACTCCGCGTCCGTGACGATGCGCGGCATGCCGCCCTCGACCCTCACGTCGCCCCACACGTACGTGCCGAGGTAGCGCTCGTCGTGGACGATGGTGGGCGGCCAGTCCTTCTTCGGCACGCGCCCGCGCGCCGTGCGCACGCCCTCGTCCGCCAGACGTCGCGCGATGTGCGCGGCTGGGATGCCCTCGGCCCACTCGGCGAAGACGCGCCGCACGATGGCGGCCTGCCGCTCGTCCACGGCGTAGGTGCCGTCCACGATCGCGTAGCCGAACACCTGCACGCCGTTGGCCATGCACCGCTCGGCGTTGTGCCGCATGCCGCGCAGCGTCTTCTGCGCGAGGTCGGCGGAGTACCACTCGGCCACGCCTTCGACCACGGCCTCGAGGAGCCGCCCCTCAGGCCCCTCGGGGATGTTCTCCATCGCGCTGCGCACCTCGACGCCAGCGTCGCGCAGGCGCTTGCGGTATATCGCTGCGTCGTAGCGGTCGCGCGCGAACCTGTCGAGCTTGTACACGACCACGAGCTGCCACTCGCCGCGCTTGGCATCGTCCACCATGCGCAGGAAGTTCTCGCGGCCCTCGGTCGAGCGGCCGCTCCGGTGCTCGTCGGCGTAGACGGCCACCACGTCGTGGCCCTGGGACGCGCACCACGCGCGGCAGACGTCCACCTGCTGGTCGATGGACTCCTCGCGCTGGGCGTGGCTGCTGTAGCGTGCGTAGATGGCGGCGTTCATTCGGCATCGTCTCCAAAGCTGCGGTCGTACAGTTCCTGAAGGCTCACGCCAAAGACGTTCGCGACCACCTTGGCACGAGTCAGGCTTGGGTCTTTGACAAGGCCGCGCGACACCTGCGAGATGTAGGACGTCTGCCAGCCAGACGCACGTGCGAAGTCGGCCTGCGTCATGCCGTGCTCTTCAAGCAGGTCGTTGAACGCGCTCGCGAAACTCATCGTGACCTCCTTTTTTGCGGGCCTTTATCATACGCAATTTTTTGCGCGAAATCTATATCTTCGTGCTTGACACACGCAGAATTCTGCGCATACTTATACGCAGTAATCTGCGCATCGCAGGTGAGGGGAGGTGAAACATGGCAAGCATCGCAGAGAAGGTCGGCGGCTACATGTTGACCAAAGGTGTAGGCAAGCAGGAGTTCGCCGAGATGCTGGGACTCGACCCTAGGCAGTTCAACAAGCGTCTCACTGGCGAGATTGACTGGCGCTTCACCGAGGTCGGCAAGATTGCCGAGATCGTTGGCTGCTCGCTTGACGAGCTGGCCGATGGCAAGGAGGTATGCCAATGACCACGATTGTGAGCGAACGTGAGGAAGGGTCGTTCCTGGACTACATCCTCGAGCTCGCAAGGAAGGAGATGGCCTCGTCTGCTGGGCGAAGCGAGGACGAGGCCACGGAGGTGCGCCCAGTGAGTGGGGGCGCCAAGTAGAAAGGATAGCACGATGACCAAGATGGAGCACGCGATTCTCTGCTGGTTCTGGGCACTGATGCTCGGCGGCTTCATGCTGGCGGCGGTGATGTAGGGATGATGTACGGAGACCTAACCAACGCTATGGTTGTGACTTCCGAGCGGGCCCGTGCGGCATATGCCAAGCAGGGGCGTGAAGCACTCGCAAAGAACATCGCCGCGGTCGATTTCTCAGAGTTCGGCATCACTCCGAACCTCATGGCAATCCATGACTGGGACTCTGCGCGTGATGGTCTTGACGTCATGAACGTCCTGAAGAGTGTGCTGAAGGCTCGGCGCGCGTTCCGTGCCAAGCAGGGCGAGTATTGCCTCGCCGAGTTTCGCATGTGGTTGCGCATCATTGAGATTGGAGAGAAGCAGCCGATTGGCACACGCTTCAGCAATGAGACCATGAAAGACAAGTTCACTATTGTCGAGGGCCGCATCTATGAGTGGCTTCTTAGCAAGAGCCAAGAAGACCTCGACATGATTGCCTACATGTGCTCGAAAGGCCAGAGCGTAAACGAGCAGCGGCTTGATGAGAGCCGCATCGCACACAAGCTGCGTACTCGCGAGATTGATGCCGAGCGATACCAGACCGTCGCCGAGAAGATCGTGAACGAGGGCGAGAGCAAGGGCATCACGCGATGCAGTGTCGAGTCGTTCCTATCTTCGTGGGACGAGGATGGCGCCCCGAACACCAAGACCGTCAAGGCTTACGTCGAGAAGACGCGCGACGAATTGCTCCACAAGGGGTTCGTTGGCATAGCAGACGGTCGCGGTACCTACGTCAAAAACGACGGCTCTGGCGATACCGTCATGCTCTCGCGTGCAATCGCGAACCGCATCACCAGTCTCTGCTACGACATGGAGAGCCTTCGCCAGCTTTGCATCGACAACAACCTCGAGATTCCAGACGAGCAGAAGCGCCGCATCAAGAGTGCGGTGAATGCCCTGACTGGCATCGTCAGCGTTGCGGAGGTGGCGTGATGGCGCAGGCATTCGCAGGGCGCACGCCCAAGGGCCACGAGCTGTACCGCGAGGTCGGCGGGGACCACTGGTTCGTGCGCGAGCCGGTGAAGACGCTCAAGGCGCTGAACACCGTGCGCGACCTGCACCGCCGCCGCCCCATCGGCAGATTCGGCAGCTTTACCGAGGCAGCTGCCGCGATTGACGGGGGCAGGGCATGAGCAGGCAGCGCGAGAAGGGCACGTGGTTCGAGACCGCCGTCTCAGGCTTCCTCGCCGAGGCGCTGGGCGCAGTCGTGCACCGGCTCGGCATGGGCGGCGTCAACGATCGCGGCGACATCCACGTGGACGGCCTCGACATGACCATCGAGTGCAAGAACCACGCGCGCATGGCGCTGGCGGAGTGGATGGACGAGGCGGAGCGCGAGAGCGGCAACGCCGGCACGCGCTGCGGCGTGGTCGTGCACCACCGCAGGGGCAGGGGAGCCGCCCGCATCGCCGACTCGTACGTGACCATGCGGCTCGGCGACTTCGCCGCGCTGCTGACGATGATTCTGGAGGGTGACCGATGACTGACTACCGCGACCGCTACTTCGAGACGCTGGACAAGCTGAGCGCTGCCCGCGAGGAGCGCGACACGCTGTTCAAGGCGCTGAAGGAGACGCAGAAGCAGCTCGACATGACCCGCGCCGTCGTGGACATGTACAGGCGCGAGAAGCACGAGGGGGACGATGACGATGACTAACGAGGATTACGCAGCCCTCGCAGCCGCACAGGCGATGTGGAAGGCGCTCGGCAAGGTGGTGTCCACCAAGGAGCCGACCTCGCTGCGCTCGAGGATGGACGCCGAGCTGCGCCAGCTTTGGATGGACAAGCGCATCTTCGGCAAGATGCCGCTCGTCATCGGCGGGCACGTCGTGGGCATGCTCACGGCGAAGCAGGCACCCAAGAAGCACCACCGCAGCGTGACGGTGGATGACCCGTGGGCACTGCTCGAAGCCGAGAAGGACGGCTGGGAGGATTTCGTCTACGAGCACATCGACCAGTTCGCCGAGTGGGTCGTGGCACAGGGCGTCGCGAACCCCGCCGGATGCACGGTCAGCGAGTACGACGATAACGGCGGATGGGGCGGCACGATGATCACGGGCTGCAAGCCCGACGAGGTCATCCCGCTGCTGCGCGGCGAGCTGCCGCCTGCCATCGCCCTGGCTATCGAAGGGGAGGTGGAGTAGATGGGAGTTCCTGTCCTCATCCTCGGCGAGAGCGGCACGGGCAAGTCCTACAGCCTGCGCAACTTCAAGCCGGGCGAGCTGGGCATCGTGAACGTGCTCGGCAAGCCGCTGCCATTCCAGACCGACCTGAAGACCGTGAGCACGCGCGACATAGCGCGAGTCAGGGCGATGCTGCCCAAGGTCAGCGCCAAGTCCATCGTGGTCGATGACTTCGGCTACCTCATCACCGACCTGTACATGCGCTACAGCTACGGTGACGAGAAGCTGCGCGACCAGTTCGACGTGTACAAGCTCATCGGACATGAGGTGTACGGCATCATCAACGACGTGTACTCGCTGCCCGAGGACGTCATCGTCTACTTCGTGATGCACACCGACACGACCGTCGGGGCAATCCAGCCGCTCACGATCGGGAAGCTGCTCAACGAGAAGGTGAAGATTGTCGGCATGGTCACGGCCCTGCTCATCGCGCAGTGCCAGGGCGGCAAGTACGAGTTCGTCACGAACGGCCTGCCTCCGGCGAAGACCCCGCCGGGCATGTTCCCCGACCGTATCCCCAACAACCTGCGCGAGGTCGACAAGACCATGCGCGAGTTCTGGAAGCTGGGTGTCTCGGACGAGTCCGAGAGTTAGACCAACCCTCAACCACAAACCCTCAACCAACCCTAAAGAGAGAAGGTAAACCATGCCGCGAATCAACCTAGCATCTGTCAGCGAGTCCACCGGCGAGCGTGCCACGCTGGAGCCGGGCGGCTACGTCCTGAAGGTCACCGGCGTCAAGCACACGCCGGGCGATGACAAGCTGTTCCTCGAGTGGGACGTGGCCGAGGGCCCCATGGCGGGCACCTTCAAGGACAGCGAGTGGCCGCCGCGCGACTGCATGAGCTGGAAGCCCACGGC